GAGTATAAAAAATTATGCCATCAAGTTTTACATCGAGATTAAAATTAGAAAAACAAGCTTCTGGAGAAAATTCAGGAACTTGGGGTAATCTAGTTAATTACGTTTTAAACAGAGTTGACGCTTCTGTTAAAGGTTATCAAGCAGTTAATGTTGCAGGTTCTGCAAACGTTACTTTAACATCAAATAATTCTACATCTAATACAGATGATTCAGCAACAGATGACCAAGCACATAATGCAATATTAGAATTTACAGGAGCTTTAACAGCAAATATAAACGTATTTACTGATGCAGTGGAAACTAATTATGCTGTATTCAATAATACATCGGGAAGTTTTACTTTAACATTTGGTCCAACAGGAGGAGCTGGTGTTGATATTAAACAAGGAACTAAAACTTTAGTTTATACTGATGGTACTACAATGTACGATATCACTAAAGATTTAGGTGATATTCAAGTAACAGGTTTAACAAGTAATGGTGGAGTTACAATTACAGGAAATACTGATGTAACAGGAAATATTGCTCTTAAAACTCAAGGCGCAGTTGTATTTGAAGATTCATCAGGTGGAGAGTTTGCAGCAATTAAAGCTAACGCAACTACTACAAGTTATTCTTTAACTTTACCTCCAGCAGATGGTACTTGCGGCCAAGTATTAACTACAGATGGCTCTGGAAATTTAAGTTTTGCAGACGCAGGCGGCGGCGCTGTAAGTTGGCAAACAGGAAGTATTAAAACTGCTAATTTCACTGCAGTTGCAGGTGAAGGATATTTTGCAAATACTGCAGGTGGAGCATTTACAATGACTTTACCAGGCTCTCCATCAGCTGGAGATATTGTTGCTGTAAAAGATTATTCACAAAATTTTAATAGTAATAATTTAACAGTTGCTAGAAACTCATCTAACATAGATGGAAATACAAACGATGTAACTCTAGACAATACAGCTGAATCTATAACATTTATTTATGTAGATGGAACTCAAGGATGGAAAGTGATTAACAACAGTACTAAAAATTTTGCACCAGCTTATGTAACAGCAACAGGTGGAACAATTACTTGTTGCGGAGATTATAAAATTCATACATTTACAGGTCCAGGTGCTTTTTGTGTAACTAATGTAGGTAATTCACTTGGTAATGATAAAATTTCTTATATGATTGTTGCTGGCGGTGGCGGTGGCGGATCAACTAACTCAACTGACGATGGTGCTGGCGGAGGAGCGGGAGGTTACCGAGAAGGTAAAGACGCCTGTGACCCTTATAGTACAGATGGTTGCACTGCTACTCATATGACTTTAGGAAGCACAGGTTCTTATCCTGTAGTAGTTGGAGGTGGTGGTGCCGGAGGCCCTGGAACACCTAGTGTTCCTGGTACAACAGGAAGTGATTCATCATTTAATAGTATTATATCAGCTGGTGGTGGAGCAGCAAGAGGAAGTGGTTCTACTGAACCCCCATCAATTGCTAACGGAGGATCTGGTGGAGGATCTGGTGGTGGAGGCGGAGTTCCTGGAAATCCAGGTGGAGCTGGAAATACACCTTTTCAAACTCCTCCTCAAGGAAATCCAGGTGGTGCAGCAGCACAATCAGTACCTGATGGTTCAGCTGGAGGTGGCGGTGGCGCACTTGTAGCTGGTGGTACAGCAGGTGGATCAAGCGCACCTGGAGGCGGCGGTGCAACAAGTTCAATTACTGGAACCCCAACAGCTAGAGCTGGTGGCGGCGGTGGAGCTACAGCATCAGGTGTAGACGGAGGTGGACCTGGAAATGGTACACCTGGAACAACAAATACTGGTGGTGGCGGCGGTGGACACCAAAACGGCAGTACTGCAGGAACAGGTGGATCCGGAATTGTAGTTATAAGGTATAAATTTCAAAATTAATATGGAGATTAAATAAATATTATGGCTCATTTTGCAAAAATAGGGATGAATGGAAAAGTTATTCAAGTTTTAACACTTGCAGATAATGATATGTTAGATGCTAATAATCAACCTGATGAAAAAGTAGGTCAACAACATTTAGAAAAAAATAATAATTGGCCTGCAGAAATGTGGGTTCAAACTTCATATAACACTACAGAGAATACACATAAGTTAGGTGGAACACCACTTAGAGGAAACTTTGCAGGTATTGGTTATATTTGGGATGAAGAAAATCAAATTTTTTGGCCTAGAAAACCTCATGGATCTTGGATAAAAGATATTTCAAATGCTAAATGGAAAGCACCAGTTGATGCACCTTCTATAACAGCAGAACAACAAACACAAAACGATGCAGGCACTCATTACTGGTACTATGAGTGGAATGAAGATAACGAAAATTGGGACTTGTCAAATAGTATAAGATAATATATTTATCATGGTGGTGGCATGGAAAAAAAAGTATTAACAGAACAAGCTTTATATTATGGTAATGTTTCAATGCCGAAAGGTTTTGAAATAGATCATATTAAACTATCAAACGACATTATAGAATCAATCATTAAAAGTTCAAAAATCCCTTATTTAAGAAATTTAGATATGTTGGATAGTTACATTAGAGAACATATAAAATGTGACTTTAGGTTGGGATTAGTTACTAAAAATTTTTGGGGAAATATTTATAAACCAAAAGAACTAACAGAACCTTTATTAAATATAAATCCAATGGATTTAAATAACTCTGCAGATTTTACTTTATTATATGGAGTTAAAAATACTGAATGTTTGGTAAAATTTTATTATGACGATAATAGAATAAAAGGAAATGATTGGACAATTTCATTAAATGAAGGTTCATTTGTTATGTTTCCATCAATAAATAAATATATTATTAAAAATAATCATAAAAAAGATTTAAGTAGTATTTTAACTATAACTTATGAACTTAAATAATTATTATTGGTATTTTAAATCAGCAATACCTCCAAAAATATGTGATGATATTATTAAATATAGTTTATCTAAATCAGAAACTATGGCTAGAACTGGTGCCTATGGAAATAAAAAATTATCAAAAGAAGAAACACAAAATTTAAAACTTAAAAGAAATTCAGATTTAGTGTGGCTTAATGAGCCATGGATATATAAAGAATTATACCCATACATTCATCAAGCTAATAAAGCAGCGGGTTGGAATTTTGATTGGGATTTTTCTGAACAAATTCAATTTACAAAATATAAACTAAACCAATATTATGATTGGCATTGTGATAGTTGGAATAAACCTTATGATAAACCTCATAATCTTAATGAACATGGTAAAGTAAGAAAACTTTCAATGACTTGTCAATTAACTGATGGGTCAGAATATAAAGGTGGTGAATTAGAATTTGATTTCAGAAATTATGATCCCCCTTTGAGAGATGAGTCCAAACATTTAAGGCAAGCAAAAGAAATACTACCTAAAGGTTCTATTATTGTATTTCCATCATTTGTATGGCATAGAGTTAAACCAGTAACGAAAGGAGTACGGTATTCATTAGTCATGTGGAATCTTGGATACCCATTTAAATAATATGTATATAAATAATTATTTTAATACGGCAATTTGGTCTGAACAAAAACCTGAGTTTATAAAATCTTTAAATAAAGCATCAGATAAGCATATTAAAGAAGCAAGAAAAAGAAATAAAGATCATATAAAAAATTTTGGTGATTTTGGAATAAGTCATCATTCTACTACTTTAATAGCAGATAATGATTTTTTAGATTTCAGAAAATATATAGGTCAAAAATCTTGGGAATATTTAGATCATCAAGGTTATGATATGTCTCAATATCAAACTATGTTTAGTGAACTATGGGTACAAGAGTTTGCTAAAAAAGGCGGAGGTAACCATTCCGCTCATATTCATTGGAATCAACATGTATCTGGTTTTTATTTTTTAAAATGTTCAGATAAAACTTCTTATCCAATATTTCATGAACCTAGAACAGGTGCACGAGCCACTAAATTAAAAATGAAACCAAATCAAAAAGGTATATGGGGTGGTACAGAAATAATACATTTTAGACCTAAGCCTGGAACATTAATTATATTTCCAGGATACTTAGAACATGAATATGCAGTAGATTTTGGAATTGAACCTTTTAGATTTATACATTGGAACATTCAAGCGGTACCAAAAGAAATGGCTAAAGATGTTTAAAGAATATAAATTACCTAAAGAAAGCTTTGTTGGAGGTTGGTTTATTCCTTCAAAAATTTGTGATGGATTAGTTTCTTATTTTAACGAATTTAGTAAAAACACTACACCAGGTGTAGTAAGCGGAGGTAAAGTAAAAAAAGATGTTAAAGATTCTTTGGATTTAAAAATTAATTCGGATAACTTAGATAAAGAAATATTGGCTTACAGAAATAAATTACAAAAAATTTTAGAATTATATTTAAAAAGATATCCTGAAGTAGATAGATATAATCATTTTAATGTTAAAACATTTAATATTCAAAAATATAATAAAAATGGTGGATTCAAAGAATGGCATTGTGAAAGAGGAGCAATATGTGATATGAGTAGAGTTTTAGTTTTTATGACTTATTTAAATAATATAGAAAATGGTGGAACTCATTTTAAATATCAAAAAATTACTACTCCATCAATAAAAGGTTTAACTTTAATATGGCCTACAGATTTTACTCATACACATAAAAGTGAAATTGTAAATAAAGAAAAAATAATAACAACTGGTTGGTTTGAATTATTATGAGTTTTAAAAAAAACAAATACACAGTAATTAGAAAGGCAATAAATAAAGATTTAGCTGAATTTGTTGCAAATTATTTTTTAATAAAAAAACAAGTACATGATACATGTAAAGAAAAAAGATATATTTCACCTTTTGATCAATCACTAGGTTACTATGAATCTGAAAATGATCAAATTCCAAATACTTTTTCTTGTTATTCAGATATAGCGATGGAAACATTAATGCTAAAATGTCAACCAATTATGGAAAAAACAACAGAATTAAAATTATACCCTGCATATACTTATGCAAGAATTTATAAAAAAGGCGATATTCTTAAAAGACATAAAGATAGATTTAGTTGTGAAATATCTACTACTATGAATTTAGGTGGAGATAATTGGTCAATATATTTAGAGCCATCTGGTGAAAAAGGCATGAAAGGTATTAAAGTAGATTTAAAACCAGGAGATATGTTAGTATATAGAGGTTGTGATTTAGAACATTGGAGAGAACCATTTAAAGGTAAAGAATGTATTCAAGTTTTTTTACACTATAATAATATTAAAACAAAAGGGGCGAAAGATAATATATTTGATAGAAGACCACATATAGGACTTCCAAGTTGGTTTAAAAAATAGTATATTATGATGGGGACAGTGGATATCACCACCTTTCGCTGTTCCCTTCATAATATAAATGAAAAATAATATATAATTTTTTAATTTTTGTTATATAATATTTGTTATTATGCCATTAACTCAACTTAATTTTCAACCTGGTTTAGACACCGAAAACACCGAAACTGGTGCTGAAGGTAGATGGACAGATTGCGATAAGATTAGATTTAGAAAAGGATTACCACAAAAAATAGGTGGTTGGACTAAATTTAGTCAAGATTATTATGTAGGAAGACCAGCAGCGATAGCTTCTTGGATAAGTTTAGATGGTACACGTTATCAATCCATAGCTGGAGATAAAAAAATTTACGTTTATCAAGGTGGTAGTAATTTAGATATTACACCAATAAGACAATCTAATACTTTAAGTAATGTTTTTTCTACAACTGATACTAGCTCTAATGTAGTAGTTAATCATATTGGACATGGTGCTTTACTAGGTGATTTTGTAACTATATCTAATGTAACTGCAAATGTAGGTGGAATTACTACTACTGATTTAGAAAATGAATTTGAAATAGTTAATATAAACAATGCTGATGCTTACACCATTACAACACCGGGTACAGCAACTTCTACTGTAACTGATTCAGCTAACTGCGATATAAATTATCAAATAAATACTGGTCCTATTGTTCAAACTTTTGGATATGGTTGGTCAGCAGGTACATGGTCATCAAGTACATGGGGAACACCTAGAACATCATCTAATGTTGTACTGGACGCAAGACAATGGTCATTAACTAATTGGGGAGAAGATTTAATTTTAACTCAAAGAGATGGTGGTACTTATGAATGGGATACATCAGCAGGATTATCTGCTAATCCAGCTACTCCTATAGCAAATGCTCCTACAGCTTCTACTTTATCAGTAGTTTCAACAGAGACAAGACATTTAATTTGTATGGGAACAGAAACTACAATTGGTACAGCTAATACACAAGATAAATTATTTATAAGATGGTCAGATCAAGAAAATTATAATTTTTGGACTCCTAATGCAACTAACTCAGCAGGTTCACAAAGAATTGCTGGAGGAAGCGAAATAAGATCAGCTAGAGCTTCAAAAGGTACTATTTTAGTATGGACAGATACAACACTTCAATCAATGTCTTTTATTGGTCCTCCTTTTATATTTGGCTTTCGTCAATTGGGTAATGATTGTGGAGCTGTAGGAATTAATAGTACAATAGTAATAGATGATGTAGCTTATTGGATGTCTGATGGCCAATTTTTTAGATTTGCAGGTGCTGTTCAAGAAATACCTTGTCCAATATTAAATCATGTATTTGATGATATAAATAAAACTCAATATCCTCAAATTTATGCTGGACAAACTTCTGACTTTTCTGAAGTTATATGGTATTATTGTTCAGCTTCATCTGATTATATTGATAAATATGTAATTTATAATCACTTAGAAAATAGCTGGTATTTTGGTAATTTATCTAGAAGTACATATATAGATAATGGTGTAGAATTAAATCCTATTGCAACAGAGTTTTTTCCTAACTCTACTGCTAATACTTATTCTACAATATATGGTCTTGCACCTGGACGAAGTTTAATTTATAGACATGAAGATGGTGTTGATGCTGATGGATCAGCAATCACTGCTTATATAGAATCAGGTGATGGAGATATTGCAGATGGAGAGAATTTTAGTTTTATTAATAAAGTTATACCCGACTTTAAAAATCAAACAGGAAACGCTACTATTACTTTATCAGCTAGAGATTATCCTAATAGCTCTAAGACTACAGGAGAGGTTATAACAGTGTCAAATACGACAGCTTTTTATAATTCTAGAATACGAGGTAGACAATCTTCCATTAAAATAGAAAGTGACGAATTAGGTAGTAATTGGCGATTTGGTACATTAAGAATCAATGTAAGACCAGATGGAAAAAGATAAATATAAGATTAGATTAGCTCGTATAGATGACGCTGTTAGAATACGAGAATTATTGAAAACATGGCTTATAGAAGCTCCATTTAACTTTGGAAACACCAATAATAAAAAAGCTCTTGAAAATATAGTATTTTACATTCGAAATAGTTTTGTTATAGTAGTAGAATATGAAAATAATATTGTAGGAACTATGGCTGCTACAATAGACGAAACTTGGTATAGTGATAAAAAGTTTTTAAGAACTTTATGGTTACATATACATCCTAAGTATCGAAACTTTCATATCTTTA